TTGGAGAATTTGTGCATGAAGGGTCCGTAGCTAACACTGAGGCGGTCAGTGCCGGCTTGGATAGCTCGTGGATCGAAGTCTTCCGCTTCGGGCCCACCCTTCATGGTGAGTTCCCGTTTAACGAAAAGAGAACGTTTAAAGTCTTCTTGGCACAAGTCCTTTTCGACCAGTGACTGCCAGGCTGCCAGATGGCGAGCCCTTTTGGCAGGACCGAAACGTTCGTTCCATTCTTCGAAATCTTCTTGCAAGACGCAATCAATCTTAGGGAATTTAGCGACCTCCTCTCTGGTGATAGCGTAAACTTCCTCCCAAGCCTGCGTGTCGGCTGGGGGTGTGTTGACCAATGCGCGGTTGCAAGCCGCCACTACCTCGTTGTTCTTGGACGCGTAGGGCACAACGGGTATGTATGAGCTGAAAGTGATGGCAATGGGATGAAATTGGGGACGGTCTTCTTCCACCGTCTCCCTTTCCGTGTTCGTGATACGTGCGCCTGGTTTGATGTCACGCAACACCATGCGCGACTCGACTCCAGGCAGCCCCTCGGGCCAAGCTTTCTTGGCATCGAAAGAAGGGGCTGGCACTGAGCTCCTATCAAGATTGTAAGCCTCGGCTGTCTCATAGATAGCATCGATGTCGCCACAGCAGATCCAGTTAGTCCATTGTAACTGCATTGTGTTAGCCAACGCTTCGTAGAGGCGCCTCATCCGAGGTGTGCACAACCGGTTGAATGCAATGATTTCATCATTGAGCGTGTACACGAAAGCCATGGCGGCTCCGTACACTGAACAAGTGATTTGCATCTCAACGGGGATCGACATCTTAGCGGAACCTGCAAGCTTCTTAGCTGTGTTGATACACAACCTGAGACCAGCTTTGTCCCGAGGTACGCCGACCATCTTGAGCGCGACGGTCTTGACGAAATCTTTGGGAAGCAGCACTTGTTTAGTGCCACGTTTCCTAATCCACATGTAGCTGCCGCAGCTTTCTATCCGAGAATTGGATATTTGCAGCAACTCCATCGTTGGTTTGAAGTTCGTCTCGTCGCCAAGGTTCAATAGACCTTGCACAGGCCCTCTGTGTGAGTTGCGATCGAGACTATCGAGCAACGACATGGAAGAAACAGATTCCACGGTGATAGAGGGGTTCGACACGGGGGCGAATCTAAGTATCCACGAATCCCCTACCTGGTAACCGTTCCAGGCCATGGCAGTTGTAACGCCGCCATGTGTCTCCTTGTACATTGTGTCTTTCAACCAGAAACACGGATCGTGCTTGTAACCAGTTAGGTTGCCCAGCACGTTCATCTGGACTTGGAGTTTGTCCCCTGTCATGACCTGGTACTTGGATTCCACGAAATCACCATTATCGTGGAGTGTACCGTACATATCGTCGAACATATGTACAACGGCGACCAAACAACGTCGCTTGCTCCTATAGAGCAGGGTCATGATCTCGCCTGGGCTCAGATAGTACAAAGAATGCACCATGAGATAGGCGTCGGGTGTGAACTCGCAGTCGAGGGAAGACTTGTCACAGTAGTTACTGTCGTCACGATAAGAATCACGGCGGAGCACGTCACAGCTCGACAAGACGGGGTTGCATGAGTGCACGTTAATGCGACCCATGGAGGCGTGACGATTGGCGTTCCCGCCTACGTCGG